TCAGGGGCGCGGTTTAGGGTCGGCGGCCGGGGCGGCTTTACCTTTGGGATGAAAGGGCACCGGGTTGACGCGCCCCGGCGTCATGATCGCGTCAGTGATGGTCTCCAGGGATTTGAACGTGTGGCCGCAGTTAATGTTGGTGCACTGGTGGTAACGCTCCTTGGTCGCATCGCTTAAGTATCGGCTCGAACGCGCGTGCGCCGTGTGTTTGCACAACGGACATTTCATCATCTCTTACTTTCTCTGCATCTCGGTGGGTGTCAGGAGTATATCATCGAGTTGCTAATGTAAGTCAATGCTTGCAAATGCAAGTTTATGGCATCGTGCTTTAACGCATCATGGCGCAGTCTCCAGGGCGAGGGTGGTGGTAAACCCCTCAGCACCGAGAGTGTGTTCCACTTTCGTAATAATCCAGCGCACCTCGTTAAATTGAGATTTAAAGCCCGCCAGGGTAACGGTTGTTTCCGGTACCAGATCCTCCCGCCCGGAGGCCAGCTTAATGCTCATGGTCGCGGAAAGACGTTGCAGGCTCTCCACCCTGGCTTGTGCGGCCAGCCGGGCGCTGGCTTCGTCCGGGTAGATCCGCGGGAGCTTGTCAATTTTCTGTTTGCCGCCTTCCCGGATATAGGCCTGCCCCGCATTCTGTGCGGTGGGAACCGATAGCGTCGGCAAGGTTTTTTGTTGCGCGCCGTTAATATCCTGCCAGCTTGCTTCTACTGCCGTATAGATAGTGCGATCGGCCAGGGTAAATTTGTGCGAATCCCCCTGGCTCCGTGAGATCACCACGGCCGGAAGGGGCGCTCGGGAGGCGGATCGGCCGGTACCCGGCTTTAGCAACATCAATGTCCCGTATTTGATATCGGCAATGGCACCATATTGCGTTGCCAGCTTGGTGAGAAAGTCCATATCTGCCTCATCCGTTTGATGCGCGCTGATAACGGTAAGCTGGGCAAACTCCGGGGCAATACTTGCCTGCAGGCCGTTGCGCGCTGCGATAATCCTAATGATAGAACCCAGCGTCGTCCGGTCAGTATTCCCGTCAAAGTAACTCTCTTTATGCTTTTCACTCAGGCTGCCGCTGAAATCTGCGCTGCTGGCGGTAATGGTCAGTTTATCCGGCGCACCGCTGTGCTGGAGGGTATTGACGATAAATGAACCTAACAACGTCAGCGGTTGACCCTGCCAGCCAATCGACGCCAGCAGGAGTTTGCCGCGCGTGGGCAACGCCAGTTTACCATCCGAATCATCCAGATCGAGGGTGAGGGAGTCGGCTATAGTGCCGCGGTTCAGCGTCGCTGACAGGCTGATCAGCCGCGGCCGCACCTGCCCGCTGATGTTTTTGCCGTCCAGCGTCAGGGTAAAGTCCGGGCCGAGCGGCGTGCCCAGTGTCGTGGTCAGTGGGGCCATCTTATCCTCCCAGGTTGCTCAGGGCACCGGCCGCTTTGCCCGGCAGGGCTTTGGCCTGGGCCGCCAGATCGCCGAACATCGCCACCAGGTTTTCATCAACACGTTGCAGAGTGAGGGTGAAAACGATTTTCTGAGGCTCTCCCCTGGCCGTCAGTTCGCTATGCGTATCGGAAATCTCTTTAACCACATACATCCCGTAAATCAATCCATTGCCGGCAATCAGCGGCCAGGCGCAGCCGGACTGGGCTATTGCTTGTAACGCAATTAATGAGGGCTGGCCGCCGGTCACCTCCGGCATCAAGGTGCCGGTGAGGGTGATGGTTTCAGCATCCGGCCCCAGGAACTGCGCGGCCGGGCGGGCGCCCACACGAGAGTTGGCCGGCCAGCGGAATGTGGCTTTGTGGGCCATTGTCTCAAACGGCAGTGTCTGGAGTTTAAAGACCATCATGCCCAGGGTCATCAACATACGAACTCCTGTTAGAAATGATTAATCCCGGCGATAAACTGCTCCTGGCTCTGCTGGTTAAACGCCTCTGACAACTGACGCTGGAGCGCTAGCGGATCGACAGGTTGTCCTTCCGGCAGGTTGAGCTGGATATGCTGGGTAAACGTGCGGTTGTCGGTCGACACCATGCCGCTGCTACTCATCAGCGGCGCGGCATGGGTGAGCGGCGGCACCGCGGACAAACTGCCCGGTGTTGCCGTGTCGCCTGATGGAATGCTGAGGTTCTCGCTGCCTTTTTTCGCCAGGCCGAGTTTCTCCAGTACCCAGTTCACGCCATCGCCCAATGAATTCATCAACTGCAACGCGGTTTTCAACGGGGCCAGCAAAAACTCGGCAAAATTTTTCCCGGCGGAGCTAACCTGGCCAAGGCCTTCGCTGGTGAGTTTTATTGGCGTCAGGAAATTCATGAAACCGTTATAAAGGGATTTCACTGTGTTACCAAAGCCCTCAAACAGGGGGGCCAGCGGGGCAAACATCTCTTTGACCGGCGCGAATGCGATGCTGAACCCTTCGGCCACGCCGGCCATAAAGGCGCTGATGGGTTCCCAGTATTTCCGGATCAGCAGCGCGCCGCCGACGATCGCGGCTACCACAGCCGCAGCGATGCCGACAATCGTCAGTAACGGCGCAGAAGCAACGCCAAATGCGCCGGCAATTACGCCGCCCAGCGTGGTGAATGCCGGCGCAAGCAGCGAGGCTGCGCTCATTAACATACTGATGCCGCTGAACACCGGGCCGAACACGCCGCCCAATGTGCCCAGCGCCCCGCCAATCAGCGTGACCGCACCGACCAGCGTCATCAGTGTGCCGCTGAGTTGTGGGTTTTGCTGTATCCATTGATTCAGCGTACTCATCCAGTCAGTGGCGGTCTGGATGAGGGCGCGCAAGCTATCATCCTGCTGGCTGAAAACGGTGCTTAGCACTGCGCTGCCGGCAGCAGAAAGTTTTTGCAGATCGCCATTGCCGTTGTCTTGTTGCAGGGCAGCCCCGCGTGCGGCGGCACCGGCGGTTTCAGCGGGAAGGGCCAGCGTTCCCTCACCGGCGGCCGCAACCAGCACCCCGGCGTCGGCGGCCTGTTGTTTGCCGAACAGTGCGCGCAGTGAGGCGGATTGCTGGGCGGGGGAGAGCTGCTGGCGGGCAAATGCCTCGTTGATGCCTTTCAGCACGTCGGTAATCGGCAGCGGCTGGCCGGCAGCATCGGTTTGTTGCACACCCAGGGCATCGAGTGCCGGGCGGGCCGTTTTTAAACGGGCCAATACGGCGGCGGCGCGATCCGGCGACACATCGTGTTGCGCCAGCGCGGCTACCATCGCCGCCGTTTCAGCAAAACCAGCCCCGGCCGCTTTAGCCTGCGGAGCCACGGTATTCATTGCATCACTGAAGGCCTGAATACTCAGCCCGGCCTCACGCGCGCCCTGGGTCAGCGCATCGGCCATGTCGGCGCTGGCATCGGCGGGCGCATCAAAGGCGGATTGCAGATCCGTCAGGATGCCGGCGCTCTCTTCCGCCTTCAGCCCACTTACCGCTGACAGGTTCAGCGCCGGGGCCGTGGTGTTGAGAATGGTATCGGCATCCGCACCGGACTGTGCCAGGCTGGTCTGAAGCCCGGCAATGTCCTGGGCATTGATGCCCATTGAAATGCTCAGTTCACCCGCCTGGGTGCGCAGGGCGGCAAGCTGCGGGGCATCGGCACCCAAACCGAGGGCGGCCTGGGTGCCGGAAAATTGTTGTTCAAGTGTGATTGCCGGGGCAAATACGCTGTTAACGGTGCTGACTGCGGCCAGGGCTTTGCTGCTGTAGTCATCAATCTGGCTACCCAGCGCCTTCACCGTTTCGGCCCGAGCAGCCAGCATCTCTTTCAGCTGTTGGGCCTGGGCCTGCCGCGCCAGGCGATTAAGCGCCTCATTCAGTGCGCGTTCATCCTGTCCGCCGGGGTTTTCGCTGTTACTCATCAGGGACTCCGTGCCGTTGCAGGGCTTTATGCCGCCAGAGCAGAAGCTCGCCAAGCGGCATCGGGTTCATTTCAGAAGGGGGCCAGTGGAAGACTACGGCGATGTCCGCCATCAGGTCGTCCACGGTCAGTGAGGCGGGCGCGTTTACCGGGCCGATGTCGGCGATAAAAAACCGATCACCTTGCCGGCCAGCGCCACCAGGTCTACCACGTCCAGCCGCGCGCACTCCTCTTTGGTCAGGGAGGGCAGGGTGAGGCGCGGCAGCACAATCATCAGCGCGTCTACATCCGCGTTGGCCACCGCCGCCAGCCCGACGCCGCGCAGTGCACCGGCGGTAGGTTTGATTACCTCAATCTGGGTGATGTCGCTCTCACCGCGTGCCAGCGGGGTGTTCAGGGTAACCAGGTTGTCGTTCGCAGTGTTCATGACGTCTCTCTTCTGGGGAAAAAGGGCCAGTGCATTGCACTGGCATCAGGGGGTTACAGGCCGATCGTTACAGGCCGATAGTTCCAGGCCAATAGTTCCAGGCCAATAGTTACAGGCCGATGGCGGAACGGTGGGCGGCCAGGCGGTCAACGCCGTTGACGATCTCCACCATGTTCAGGGTGTCGACTTCAATCAGGGCCTTACCATCAATGGTGAGTTTGAAATAGGTGCACTGGGTAGAAATTTTGGTTTCCGTCTCTTCGCCTTGTTTGTATTCGCCAAAATCAAACTCTTTGTGGCGCCCGCGCATTACCACTTCAACAGAAGAGACCTCTCCGGTGTCATCACGCTGGAAGGCGCCGGCAAAGCGCAACGGCACATCGGTGCTGCTGCCCCACTGTTGCAGCACCAGTTCATCGATGCCGCCCAGCGTCCACTCCAGCGCCAGTGCGTCGTCATCCAGGCCGAAGTCGATAGCCGCTGCGCCGGACATGCCGCCGCCGCGGTAGTTCTCCAGCTTGCGGGTCAGTTTCGGCAGCGTCAGCGAGGAGACCACGCCCAGGTAGCTGTTCCCGTCGTTAAACAGGTTCAGGTATTTCAGTTTTTTAGGAAGTGCCATGAGTCTCAGTCTCCTTAGCTGTTCACAGAGGCGGCAAAGTTCACCAGATATTTATCGGTGATGCGTTGGCGCAGGGTCAGATCTTCCAGCGGCGGAACCGGCGTGTAGTCGTAATCGATGTACAGCTTGCCTGCTTTCAGGGTTTCGGTAGTGTTGGCAGCGTCGTCATACCAGCAGCTGCCGTCGATGATGTAGCCCGCGGTGCGCATTTCGCGCATTTTGGCGTTGATGCCCTCGATCATGTCGCGGATCAGGGACGGGGTCATCGGTTTGTCTACGGCCCACATGTGCGCGTCGGCCATGGTGTCCGCCAGGATTTGCGCGGTGCGGGTGTAGTTTTCGAAGGCGAACAGCGGGTCGTCGCTGCAGGTGCGGTTGCCCCAGAAGCGGAAGCCATCTTTGCGGATAAGCGTGGTGACGCCGGCCTGGTTCAGCAGATCGGCATCGGTGCCGGTGGCTTGCAAGTCCCAGAATACGCTGGCGGAGAGGCCGGTAACGCCGTTGACGCCGACGTTCGACAGGGTTTTATGCCAGCCGGTTTCCTGGTCGATTTTCGCCCGCAGGCCCATCGCACGCGCGGTGGCGTAGGCGGTGTCAGCCTGGCTGGTGGTGGTGTTCCAACTGACGAAGTCCGGCCAGATCACCATCAGTTCGCGCTGGCTGAAGTTTCCACGGTAGGCCGTGGCGTCCGTCAGGGTTTTGGCACCGAACGCGCTGATGTAACCGAAAGCGCGCAACTGCTGGCAGATAGCCGCCAGCGCGGTGGCCACCGGCTGGGAGTCCAGCCCCGGCACGCCGAGGATACGTGGTTTCACGCCCAGTTCCGCCTGGGCGGAGAGCAGGGCTTTCATGCCGGTGTAGCGGCCGTTTTCATCAGAACCGCCGATGAGGTTGGTGGTGGTTTCCGCCTCATCTTTACCGGCGGCGACGCGTACCACGACGGTAACCGGTTTGCACTGGTCAGCGATGGCGAGCAGCGCCGGGGCCAGGGTGCCGGTTTTACCGGCTTTGCCGCTGGCGGCCAGCACGTCGGTGATAAGAACCGGGGTGTTAAGCGGGAACTGCGCGGCATCGGCGTCGTCTGCGGTGCAGACCAGGCCAATGACCGCGGTAGAAACAGTGGAAATAACGCGGGTGCCGTCGTTGATTTCGACAACACGCACGCCGTGGTGATAATCAGCCATCTGATTGGTCTCCATGTTGAGGGTGCGCTCAGATTGTCAGTTCAAGCCGGCGGGTGCACGTGATTGCATCTTGATGGCGGATGGTACAACAAAGAAAAAGCCCCTCACGGGGCTTGTTTCATTCAGGCACAGTCGGCCAGGTAATATCCGATGCAGTGCCGGTATCTACCCGGCTCAGCAGAACCCGGTATTTTTTCCAGCTCACCAAGAGCTCTGTTTCTTCATCGGTTGCCATCTCCAGGTCAACCGCATCTTGCAGGGTCTGAATACGCAGGGTGGCCTGTTGCGTAAGGTCGGTTTTTTGCTGGCTGGCCTTCCCGGCGTAATAGGCTTTCTCGGCGCTCTCATTTTTTACCCATTGCCCGCCGTCCCATTCATCAAACTCACTCGATGGCGACAGCAGCGTAATGCCCTCCGGCAGCGGCCCCTCTTTGGTGATCACCGTCGCCTTGCCGGTTTCAGTGCTGTAGACCGTTTGCCCGCGATAATCCGGCTGTACCTGCCAGGCACCGGCCACAAATAGCGCCACCTCTCCGGCCCCAACCACGGGCGGCGCATCACAACAGGCATAAGCTGGAATGCCGACGCCCTCCGGCACATACTCCTGCGTCGCCCCGGTAAAGGCTCCGGTTTCACTGTCATAGTTGTATACCGTGATAAGCCCGGATGATTGGGCCAGGCCGCTGCTATCCAGAGTAACAAATGCCTCTGCCGCGTCTGCTGCTGGCGTGTCTACGGTTTCCAGGGTTTCGGTAATCTCTGCCATTATGCGGCCCTCACGATGTAGTTAAATGCCACGTTACGCGGCCGGGTTTCATTAGCGGTTTTGGCGGTCAGGCGTGATACAGAAGTAGCACCATTGTCAGCGAATCCTACGCCTACCTCTAAACCATCCATTGCATCAGTGCCTGATGACGTTCGGGGGATGTTGACGACGATTGTTTTCGGAACGTTTGTCGAACCGTAATTTAGGCCCACGGCATCCGATTGTGCAGAGAGCAGTGCGCGCCCGCTGTCTGCCCCGCGTCCATCGTCCCAGCCCCGGATAAACTCGCCGCGTAAATCCGGTAGCTTGAGCGACGGATAGGCTTTTGCCAGCTCCGGGTAAGTGTTTGCGCTGAAGGATGCGCCGTTGCATTTCAGCCAGCCCGTCGGCGCTGCGGCCCCCGGCCACGGGACAGGTGCGCCTACCGGGCAATCCCCGACCGGCATCCACTCCGCCCACGGCCCGTTACTGCCGTTCCAAGTGCCGGTCAGCCCGCGCACATACTTCTTACCGGTGCGCGTGGTGTACTCCTGCTGCACATTCCAGCCGGACTGGAGCACCAACAGTGTGCCGGACACTGGATAAGGGTAATTGAGCGCGGCCGTGGCTCCGTTATCGCCGTTCTTGTAGTACACACCGAGGCTGTTCGGGCCGAGCGTGTTCAGATCGACAGACAGCGAGTTGCTGTTATAGGCGAGCGCCCCCACATCAGACGCTTTCGGTGGATTGTTTTCAGAGTACATCGCTGCCCAGGCCGACCACGGGCCGTTACTGCCGTTCCAGTTCCCGGTCAGCGTGCGCGACCAGGTACGCCCGGTATGCTTTTCGGTATAGCGCTGAAGCACTCCGCCGACATAGGGGCCGAGGATCACCTCCAGCGTGCCGCCCGCCGTCGCCGCAGCAGGAAAGCCGTTCGCCGTGGTGACGTTTGCCGCCAGGGATTGCTGATAGATACCGAGGTGATCCAGTGCGTAGGTATCAATACTGGTATTGCCGATACTGGTCGCGATCACCGGCAGCGCGCCTACATCTGCGGCGGTTGGCGGATTGCCGGAGGAATAGACCGGCGTCCATGCGCGCCACGGCCCGTTACCGTTCCAGGTGCCGGTCAAGCCGCGCACGTATTTATTGCCGAGCCGCGTGGTGTACTCCTGTTGTACCCCGTAACCGGACGGGATAACCAACAGGGTGCCGGACATCTTTTCCGGGTAGTGCAGTTCAGGCGTGGCCGCGCTGTCAGTCTCTTTGTAATACACCCCTGCGCCGTCAGGGCCGAGCGTATCCAGGTCAACATTTAACGCCGTGGCATAAAACGGCATGGCCCCAATATTTTTCAGGGCATTCGCCATCGCGGTGCTTCCCTGCGCTTTAATCTCGCTCAACTGGCTGGCCGTCTTCAGGTATTGCGTATGCGGATCTTTGGCCGCCAGGTGTTTTGTCATTACGTTGTCAACATAGGCTTTGACTTCAATCACCTTGTCATCGACATATTTGCGCGTGGCCAGCACCACCGACGGGTCGATTTTCAGCGTCACGGCGTCGGTACTGTTCACCACCAGGATCATCCGCACCGTCTGGGTACGGCCGCTGCCTTCCTGAAGCTGGGGCTTGTACGTCTCCGGGCAGTTGGCGACGGCAATCAGCGTGCCGCTGTCGTCATACAGACCAATTTCACGGATCCAGAAGCCGCCTTCGTCTTCCGGGATAATCTGCTCAGCAATGATCTGGTTGGCGTTGGCGGCATCCACGCTCAGTGAGTTCAGCGCCGCGCGGCGTTTCTCGCCTTTCAGGGCGGTTTGCGCCGGGTCTGGCGTCGGCAGTGCGCCGCCGCCATCGCCCACCGCCATCTGGGTCAGGCTCAGTCGGGTACCCAGCGCGGTAGCGTTCGCCAGTTTCGCCGCGCCCAGGTCGGTCAGCAGCGCATAATATTTAGCCGTCATAATTCACTCTCACATTGTCAATTAAATGGACCGCAGAGCCGGTTGTCGCGAGGCCGGACACGGTAATGATTTCAGGGAAATAGGGGTAAACGGTCAGCTCGCTGCCGTCATAACTGGCGGCGCTGACCAGCAGGCCGCCGGTGACATCCAGATTGATGGAAAGGCCGATCAGGTGGCGGCTGACCGGCTTGGCATCGTTGATCAGCCGTTCCAGCTCCTGGTACATCCCGGCGGTGATGCCGGTTTCCAGCACGCCGACGTCCAGCCGGAAGGTGCCCGGCTGTTCGTTGGTCTGCCACCATTCGCGCACGCGGATCAGATAACCCAGCGGCTCCACCACGCGGCGCAGCGCGCCAATCGTGCCTTTGTGTTTATGCACAAACCAGGAGCCGCGCACCGCCGAGCGTTTGGCCTCTTCCGTCCAGTTCTCGTCCCAGCGGTCAACGGAGAAGGCCCAGGCCAGGTAGGGCAGGAGTGCCGGCGGGCAGGTGTCCGGGTTCCAGAGTTCGCGCAGCGGCACCGGCACCTGCTCCAGTGCCGCAAGTGCCGTGGCGGCCGCCACTTCCAGCGCGGAGGAGCCGGCGGGCAGCAGGCGATCACTCATCGGAGCCTCCCACTGTCAGCGAATAGGCGGTGCAGAGCGACGCCTGGGTTTTGTCGAGCACGATGTCAGCAACAGGCGACGCCAGCTCCACCCGCTGCACCCCTTCCACATGCAGTGCGGCGTAAATCGCCGACAGGCGGATGTCGCGCCCCAGGCGGCGCTGGTCATTGATGTAGCTCTCCAGTTGCTGCTGGGATGCGGCGCGGATAGGCTCCGCTTCCGGTGTCGGCAGCAGGTAAAGCACAGCCTCAATCTGGTAGGGAACAATGATGGCGGACTGCACCGTCACACGGTCGGCGACCGGGCGCACATCCTCGTCGTTCAGCGCCTCACGCACGATGGCCAGCAGCTCATCACTGGCATGGCCGTCCGCCTCGCGTGACAGCACCGTCACGGTGACCTCCGCCGGCGCCGGGCTGATGGCAGAAGCATCGGCCACCCGGCCATCGGCACTGCGCGCATGGTACTCATACGCGCCGCTCGGCCCGGCCACGCTCAGCCCCTCAAAGGCCTGTGGGATGCGCAGGCGGAAATCGCTGTCGGACTCCATCACCGCCGCTTTCGGCGGTACCGCCGCCGGGTTGGCCGGCTCCAGCACCAGCCGCTGCACGTTGGTGTAGGCCGCCAGCTGGTCGAGATCGCTGCCGTTGGCGTAGGCCACCATCACCGCGCGGACAGCGTCGTTGACCCGCTGGCGCAGAATAAGCTCACGGTAGACGTTCTCCTGCACCAGCTTCACCAGCGGCTCAGACTCCAGCGACAGCGTGCGCGCCACCGCCTCCTGCTGTTCCATAGGGAACAGTGAAATCAGCGCCGTTTTGCGCGCCTCGAACAGGGTTTCATAGTCCAGCGGCTCCACCACGTCGGGGGCGGGCAGCAGGCTTAAATCAATCGTCGCCATAGGGGTCAGCTCACAGGAATGCTTAGGGAAAATTTCATCGCCGTATCGCGGCGGGTACCGGTCAGCTCGACGACCATCTTCCCGTCATAACCGGGGGTAAACGTGATGGCGGTTAAGGTGATGCGTGGCTCCCACTGCAACAGCGCGCTATAACAGGCGGCCATAATCTGTAACCGCAGGGTTTCGTTCTGCGGCTGGTCAATCAGCGTGGAGAGCAGCGAGCCGTAGCTGCGGCGCATCACGCGTGACCCCTGCGGGGTTTGCAGGATGTCACTCACCGACTGGCGGATGTGCTCGAGGTCGCTGATCGCTTCGCCGTTGGCGCGGTTCATGCCGAGGTAAGTGGCCTGGTTCATTGCGGGTCTCCGGTCTGGGCATCGCCGGGGTACACACCGCCGTGCCGGTGGCGGTGCAGGGCGATGCCGTTGGAACTCAGGGTGCCGCCGCTGTGCGTCAGGTTACCGGTCAGCGTGCCGCCCTGTTGTACTGACAGCGTTGCGGTGGTCAGTTTCTGGGTGCAGACCACTTCCGGGCTGTCGAGGATGATGCGCATGGAGGCCACGCAGCGGATCTGCGGGGCAGTCACGGTGACGTGTCCGCGGGCGTCGGCGGTGATGGTTTCTGCCATCACTGAGACGCCCTCTTTGGCCTCGACGGTGGCGGAGGTGATGCCGGTCACCTGGAGCGCGCCGGTCTCCGGTTCATATTCGATAACGGCACCGTCCGGAAAGGCCAGGTGCACGGCGTCTGCGGAGGAGGAGGGGGCGGGGTTGGCGTCGGAGAAGACCGCCGGCAGCACAAAGGCGGTGTTTAAATCACCGCCGATGGCCAGCAGCAGCACCTGTTCGCCCACCGAGGGTGCCCACCAGCTGCGGGTGCGGCCCGCCCTGGCCGTGAGCCAGGGCAGCCAAATCGTCATGTTCTGACCGGCCTTCACCCGGCAGCGGGCGGCGGCCACATCGACCTCCGACACGGTGCCGATGCGGATCAGGTTGCCCAGCGTGCAGGCCAGAGAGGAGAGTTGCGCGTGTGTATTCATGGGATGAAGGATGCCGTCTCAAAGGGTTATGCGACAATCAACGGCTGCCCGGCTGTGGCGCACACAACGCCGCCGGGCAGCCGCGGGTTATTCCGTCCAGCTGCTGATCAGTTCCCCGTCGAGGTAGACCTCGTGCGGGGCCGCGACATCCTGCGGCAGCGGCGGTTCCGGCAGGTGCGTGACCTGCGCCGCACCATCCTGCTCCGTCACCAGCACGCGCTCCGTGAGCTGCAGTGTAAACATCAGCGTGCACAGATCGCCGCTGTCCACCCGGCGGCAGGTGAAATCACTCCGGCGCTTTTCGGTGCTGCTCAGCAGGTCGGGCTGGTTCTCCCGCAGCCAGGCGAGGATCACCACCGTCACGTTGTCGAGGGTGGTGGCCGCCGTCAGGGTGCTCAGCTCCGTAATGGTGATGATCAGCGGATAGCGGTACTCAAAACAGAGCGACGGCGCGAGCGTCGAGACAATCTGCATCTCGCCGAGCGTCAGAGTGAGTTGCTCCGGGTTGCGGGTGAGCACCGGCACCTGCTCAAGCAGGGTCTGGCGTAGGTGTTGTTGTTTCAGCATGATGTGCCTCCTGGCACTGTTGTAGGGCCTCAACCTGTAATCCGCAGTCGATCAGGGCAGCTTCCAGCCGGCGGATATCCGCGCTCAGATCGCCGTTAGTGCCGGGCTGGCTGGGCGGGATCGGGCAGGGGCGGGCGGTCGGACAGCCAGTGTACATAGTCACTGGCGCGGGTGAAGGCGGGGCGCTGGTGCAGCCGGCTAACATCAGCAGGCAGAGCGGTAGCGGCCCACGCGCGATCAATCGGGTGCTCATGTTGTTCTCTCTCGATGCGCTGTTCACGGGTTTGCAGGGTTTGTGCGGCGTGGGTCTGGGCGGCGTGCAGCGCCTGCTCCGCCTGCATCCGTTGCTGCGCCTGTTGGGCCAGCGCAGCGATCTGCCGGTCGCGCTGTGCCAACTGCCCGGCCAGCGCGTCGCGGCTGCGGGCCAGCGCGGTGAGTTCATGCTGCTGGGCGCGGTAGCCGGCAAACAGCAGCGCCGCTGCCAGCAGGCCGGTGGTCATCAGCGTCAGCCGCCACGGCATCTCACACCCCTTTCAGGCAGAGCGCCTGTTCAGCGGCGCGGCGGCGTGCCAGGCCGTTACTGCGCACGCCATCCACGTAGACCCAGCGCGGCAACTGGTCACAGGCATTGCGCCACTGCTGTTTGTTGATGTAAGTGGCGAGCGTGGAGCCGCAGGCGGCACTGACCCCGACGTTGAAGGCGAACGCGACCACCGCGTCATATACCGGCTGCGGCATCGGCCCCGGCATACAGCGCGCCAGCCCACGCTCGGTGTGCTTCACATCGGCGATCAGGTTTTCCGCCGCCTGCGCATCGGTCAGGGTGGTGTTGGCGTTCACATCACGGGTATGGCCGATGCCGTTAGTCCAGACCCCGGCGCTGCACTGGTACGGCGACAAGCGACAGCCCTCGAAATCGGTGATCAGCGCCAGCCCGGCGCCGGAAGTGTGCAGCGTGCCGTAGTCCGGTAGCCATACCGCCAGCCCGAGCACCGCTGCCGCGCTGCACCGCTTAATGGTTGAAGTGTTCATAATCGTTTTTGCACAGCCGGCTTTCCGCCAGCAGCTGGAAACTTTTACGGCGGTAGTGCCAGTTCACCAGAAAGGTCGCGACGCCCACCCCGGTACCGACCATCAGCGCCAGATCCTGCGGCGACATCATGCCGAGCCAGGCCAGCAGCGTGGCGACGGTGTAAGAGAGGGAGGAGGCAACGCGCTCAATGCTCACTCCCATAATTTTACGCTCTCGGTCACCGGGGCCGCGGCGGCGTCCGGCAGGGTCAGCGCGGTGCCGTGCGGCAGTACCGGCCCGTGTCCGGCGAGCGTGGGGTTCAGGGCGTAAACCTGTTCAACCAGGGCGCGGGTCTGGCCGTAGTAACGCCAGCAGACGGCGTCCACGGTTTCCCCCTGTTCACTGTATATTTTCATTTCAGGCCCCCCGGCAGGCGAGCCTGCACCAGGGAAAAAAACAAGGCTGGATAGCTCATGATGCAAGTCCATTAACGGAGTGAAGGAACGGCCATCAGTTTCCGAAATGTATGCAGGCGCAGCAATTAAGCGGGGTTGTGAAACCGTTGGCACAACAGGGAGGGCGGCAGGGCAAACCGGGGGCGCTGCGGGCAGGGCAGGGGCAAAAAAATGCGCTTACCCCGTTGGCGGCCACAAGCCGTGACAGAGAAGGTGTAAGCGCCGGACTCTCAGCGTTGATCCTGTATCTAGTGCCTATCATCCTTAATAACGTTATAGAACACGGCGTCTGAATGGTTATGCGGTAAGACCTGGCCTGCCAGATCGGATATCAGCGACATCACCATCAGAAATTCCTGCTGATTACATTGTGCAGTCTGGGAAATATCTGCAATAAGCTGTATGCGGGACAACGTTAGCTCTTGTTTATTCAGGTTTTCCACCCGTTCGCCCTCCGGTTACTGTGTATAAACACAGTATTAGTGAATTAGTGAAACACGTCAATACCGTTAATCTTTACGATTTCCTAACGTATTGATTCGGTGAATTTTCTCTGATTGGCCGATAATAACGGCTTCTATTCCTGCACTTTTTTTGACCAGTCATCCGCCGCCAAAAAGTGTGCTTTTTTTAACCTCCGCTTTCGCCGAAGCGGGATGGCACAAGGCTGTGCGGCCTTTTTGCCCGGAAAATGATCAGTTCAATTTTCGTCCAAAAGTCGGTTACTACAGAATGTTCTTATTCAAAATATTCATGACAGAATTGTGACAATGATCACGCGAATATTTTTCCGTTTCCGGCTCTTCCGGCCCCGGTAAAGGGATAAATCGCCCGGAAAAGGGGATGTTGATGCGGGGCAACGACGTCCCTACCACCAGATCGGGGATAAACGGAGGCGCTGCCGCCGCCGGCTCCCCACAGTTATTGACAGAACTCCAAGGCGCGGCGTTGCCGCTTAACGTCAACGGCGAACCAGCCGCAGCGCGCGGCACGATGTGCCAGCGGGCTGAACGGGTCAGAAACAGGCGGTCGTCACCCAAATGCGGGGCATAAATGCCCACTACCCGGCGGCGCGGCTCCTCATAGGCGTTGTACTCACCCTGATGCCGCCGTGCCACCCGCACCGTCTGCTGATTGCGCGGGACGTTGGTGCCGCCCTGCGCCCGGATGTACCCGGCGAAGTCACCGCTGTCGGCAGCCTGGCGCACCGCTTCGACCTGTGCATCAAATTCGCCCGCCAGGCTGAGATGCCGGATGCGCCGGCATTCGCGGTACGCACCGATACCCGGCAGGCCGATGGGGTGAAACTGCGGAATGCGCCAGGTGGCGGCCCAGGCGGTGACGGCGGCAGCGGTCTGGGTAAGCGGCTTGCCGGTATCGTGATCTTTCTCGCCTTCCAGGGCGTAACCATCGATATTCTTCGCAATATATTTCGCAATATAGCCCGCGGCCCCGCCCCGGTTCAGCGGCTTGAACGTACAGCGGCGTTCGGCTGCGCCCGGTTCGTCGCCGTCCTCCTGCAAACTGTAGCGGCGCATAATCGCGATAACCTGCGTTTGCTGGTGGGGGGCCATAAACAGCAACAGATGCCAGTGCGGCGTGCCGTCGTGGTGCGGCTCCACCACCCGCAGGCCGTAGACCGGCAGGCAGTTATCCTTAAACGCGGTGCGGATTTTCGCCCACACCGCCACCAGGTAACGCTGCGCCTCTTTCGGGCTGTGGCCCTGCCAGGCGGCGTTGATCTGCACCCGCCGCCCGCTGCCCAGCGTACGCATTGGATGATATTTCGCCGGGGTGGTCAGCGTGATAAACAGCCCGCCATGGCCCTGCTGCTCCGCCGTCTGCTCGACGCCGGCAATCAGCGTCATCAGTTCCATACGGCGGATGGCCGGGTTGGCGACGCTGGCCATCACCGTGTCCAGCAGGTTCAGCCGCTCGCCGGTCTCTTCATTCTCCAGTTCGTGATGCTTCAGGTAGCTGAGGTTGGAAAGGCGGCGGGCGGTGACGTCGCGCAATGCCTGTTTGCTGACGTAAGGCGACAGGGCGCGGCTGACGTAACCCGCGGCGATCATCAGCGCCTCACGCCGGCAGGTACGTTGGCGCAGCAGCGTGGTTTCCCACCAGTCACCGTCAACCAGCCGCAGAATGGCGGCCAGCGCCGCCGGGGTGCTCAGGCGGCCTTTGCGCCAGGCGGCCCAGTGCGGCGGCTGGAGGTTAAAGGCGCGCGCCAGCGGGGCTACCTGCCCATACAAGCGGCGCTGAATTTCCGGGTTCAGCAAGCGCGCCGGGCCTTCTTCCCCGGCGGGCGGCAGGGCGTCGCAGGCACTCTCATACGCCTCATGCAACTGTCCGGCAATCCGCCGCGCCAGGCGGCGCACAGCTTTGTCATTGAGATCGGGCAGCTGGTGGTAAGCCTCTGCCTCGTTGGTAAAACGCGCTGAGGCGGCAAAATCCATCTGGTGGCGCGCCATCACGCGCGAAATCCGCGGCCAGAGCCGTTTGGCAAACCCCGTCAGCAGGAAGTGGTGCGCGGCACGGTAGCCGTTCTCCTGCAAGAGTTGCTGATAGCGGTTAAGCAGCGGCGCACGCAGGCAGCGCGGCAGGTGGTTCAACTGATCCAGGGCCTGTTCCGCCTGCTGCCATGCCGCGCGGGTCAGCGCACGTGGGCGCGACACCGCCGGGCGCGGGCGGTTCCATGGGTACGCCCCGCTGAACGGCAGCGGCACGGCAACATTAAATGGCGGCGGCGGCGCAGGGGCGCGGCGCCCACGGGATAAGTCAGGCATCACAGCTCTTCTTTTAACAGGGGCAAGGGGAACGGCGTTACCGGACGTGGCGGCGCTGTTGCTCTTCCCGTTGCTGGCAGTCGCAGCAGCGCGTCACGCCATCAAGGATCTGGCGGCGGCGTTCATCAATCGGTTCGCCACATGCCTCACAGAAAAAAGCGGAGGGTTGCGCCGGTTTGCGCAGCGCCCTGGCAAGGTAGCCCACCAGCGCACGCGCCTGATGGTCTTGTGAAAGATCCACCCAGTCCGGCATCAGTGGTGCTCCCATTGCTGCTGGCTGAGGCGTTCGGCCTCGTCACGCAACAGATCCGCCGCGGCAGCCGGGGGCAGGGCGTGGGCGGTGATGTAACAGGCCAGTTGCTCAAAGCGTGCGGCCACCTGGCGGGCGAGCTGCTCGCGCAAGGCGGCAGGGGATAACGGCGTAGTCTGGTTCATAAGCACCTCGTGTAAATAAGGAAACGTCAGCGTCTCAGGGGGAGCGCAGCGTGCAGTCGTTGTCGGAGAGAAAGCGCGGCAGCGTGCGGGCAAACGCCATCAGCGATCGCAACGCCTCAATCACGCTCCGGCGCTCCTCCTGGGTTAACCCGGCGTAACTCAACGTGACATGGCGGGCTTTCAACCCGGCATGAAAGCAGAGCAGCCGCTTCCAGTGGTCGGGCGCGCCGTCAAAAATCTGTTGCGTCGGGTTTTTGGCCGCAAAGTGCGTGCGGCGGATGGCCGCCAGGTAGCGTTTTCCCAGCGCCTGTTGTGCCTCGTTGGCCAGCAGCATGGCGGTTTACCCCGCGATGTAACGGCAGTTAATCGCCTGTGCCAGCAGGCGGGCGCGGAACGCCACCATATTAATGCGCGCCGCGCCGCCCTCTTTCAGGCGCGGCATAATCAGCAGATCACCGGCGGCCACCATGCGTTTTACGGTGGGAATACTGAAGCCATAGGCATCAGCAAACTGGCTATAGGTCATCAGCTCCGGGCCGCCCGGGATTGCAATTTGAGAATTCATGGTGAATGATCTCCAGTGGGGTAAAATAGGTATCATCAAGGATCAATTTTAAGATACTGCCAGACTCTAATCTTGACTTTGCAAGCTGTCAAGATGGAATTTTGCGTTAATGAGGATTTTGCAAGATGCAGTTGAATGAGCTTGAAGGGGGCAAAGCGGTACTTGCGCGTATGCTTCAGGCGTATGGCTTTACGATGCAAAAAGAGCTGGGCGACCTGCACGGCCTGTCATCCGGCACCATAAGCACCTGGATCAGAAGGGATTACTTCCCAGGGGATGTGGTGATCGCCTGCGCACTGGACACCGGCGTCTCACTACGCTGGCTGGCGACCGGCCAGGGGCCGATGCGGGATGCCGTCACGGACGCAACGCCTCAGCGTGAAAATGTAAGCCATCTTAAAAAGTTGAGATTGCGTGGTGGCGTCATAGAAGAGGAGGGCACCTGGCTGGCGGACCCCTCTCTGTTGGATGCCTCCGTGAAAGAGCCGGCCTGCCTGGTCAGGGGCGCACACACCTGGGTTATTGACCTCGGCAGCACCAGCCTGGGCAATGGCCGCTGGCTGCTGGACATCGACGGGGATGTAGACGTGTATGACATCGCCCGGCTACCCGGCAACCGGCTGAAGGTCACCCGCCAGGCGCTCACCTTTGAGTGCGGGGTGGATGAGGTCACGGCGCTGGGCCAGGTCTGCGTGACGCTGGAACCCAATTTGTGATCGCGGACTGAGGGCGCAGGGATGGCGGTAAAAAAAGTGCCGGACGGCCAATGGCTGGCGGACTTCTACCTGAACGGCCGCGGCAGCAAACGGGTGCGGAAAAAGTTTGCGACCAAAGGCGAGGCGGTGGCGTATGAGAACTATTGCCTCAGCGAAGCCGCTGACAAACCGTGGCTGGGCGAAAAACCGGACAACCGCCGGCTCAGTGAGCTGGTGCAGTTGTGGCATAACCTGCACGGGCAGTCGCTCACGGCCGGCAAATCCCGCATGGGGAAACTGCGGCTGATCTGCGCCGGCCTGGGCGACCCGGTAGCGACGCAGATCACCCCTAAAATGTGGGCGCACTACCGTGATCGTCGTCTGCGCGGTGAAATTGACAACGGGCATCATACCAACCGCGAAAAATGGAAAGCGAAGCCGATCACGGTCAACCGGGAGCATCAATATCTTTACGCGCTGTTCAACGAGCTGAAGCGGCTGGGCGAGTGGGCGCCCCCGAACCCGCTGGAGGGGATGCGCATTTTCAAAGAAGAAGAGAAGGAGATGACCTGGCTGACCAGAACGGAGATTGACCAACTGCTGGCAGCCTGCGCGGCCTACGGCAACCCCGACCTGACACGGATAGTCAAAATCTGCCTGACCACCGGCGCACGCTGGAGTGAGGCGGAAAACCTGACGCGTTCGCAGCTGTCGCCGCACAAGCTGACGTTTATCAAAACCAAGGGCAAGAAGAACCGCACGGTGCCGATCCCACGCTGGCTCTACCAGGAGCTGGAGCCGCTCTCCGGCCGGTTATTCAGGCCCTGCTATCAGGCTTTCAGCCAGGTGCTGGCCTTAACCACCCTGACGCTGGCGGACGGCCAGAAAACCCATGTCCTGCGGCACACATTCGCTTCCCACTTCATGATGAACGGCGGCAACATCCTGGTGCTGCAACGCATACTGGGCCATGCCAACATCCGCGAAACCATGCGCTATGCCCACTTCGCCCCCGATCACCTCGAAGAAGCGATCACCCTCAACCCCCTCGCCGACCTGAATGACCACATTCTGCCCACCCTACTGATCCCCGCTGATATTTCCTGA